TGCCGCGCGGCGCCCGCGTTTCGACCAACAAATCCGCGCCGAACGTGAACTTAAGGATGGGATACAATGGCCTCCTGGCGCGATAATTTGCAACCCGCGTCCTTTCGCGGCGTCTCGTTCGGCGTTACCGAAGCGGGCATCGAAGGCGGACGGCGCGTCGTTTCGCACGAATACCCAGAGCGCGATACGCCCTATGTGGAAGACCTCGGACGAAAGGCGCGAACCTATTCCATTGAAGCTTTCGTTGTCGGCGATGACTACATGGCGAGTCGCGACGCGCTCCAAGAAGCCCTCGAAAAGAGCGGCGCGGGGCTGCTTGTTCATCCGTATTATGGCTCGCTGACGCTCAGTGTCGAGTCGTATTCGATTCGCGAGAGCGCGAATGATGGCGGCATGGCGGCGTTCACGATTTCGTTTTTACAAAGCGCCGAGATCGTCTATCCGAGCACGTCGCAGGATGCGTCCTCGAAAATCGCGTCGAGCCTGACGAATGTTTCGACCGTCTCGGCGTCCGCGATGGCGAGCGTCTACGCAGCAGGAACCGGCGCCGTGGCGACTCAGGCGGCATCGGATGTGACAAACACCGTCGCGATCATTCAGGAGCAGACCAAACTCAAAGTTCGCTCCGCGTCGGTTGTCTCGAACGATCTCACGGGCCAGGTCAACAGCTATGATGAGTTTATGCGCGACTCGGAAAAGATCGTCGCTAATGCGGGGACTTTGATCTCGACGCCGGAAACGCTCTCGTATCAGATGACCGATATCGCGGGGCGGCTCGGGGGAATGCCCAGCGATCCGAGCAGCGCCGTGACCGGATACGCCGCAATGTTCGATGCGCTCAGCACCTACTTTAGTGGTCTCGCGTTTCTTTCGACCACAATCGGCGCTGCGCAACAGCAAAACGCGAACATCCTGCGCGATGTTCTTCTTTTGTCAGTCGCATCGGCAGCCGCGAGCGTTGCCGTCACGATCGACTTTGATTCAAAACAGGACGCGATCGACACCCGCGATACGATTACGGAGATGCTCGACGCCTTCATGACAAACGCGGTCGATGACTCGATGTTCGAAACCGACCAGGATTTGCGCGCGTCGGTTTCATCCGCGATCCCGCCGCCGGGAACTCAGCTTAAGGATATTTCAAGCGTGGACGTTCTCGCTACAACGCCGTCGCTCGTGCTCGCGTGGCAGATTTACGGCGCGATCGACTCGGAAAGCGATCTCATTTCGCGAAACAACATCGCGAATCCTTGGGCCGTGCCGGGCGGATCGACGCTTGAGGTGCTGCTATGAAATACACGGTTCAATCTGGCGACACGCTTTCGTCCATCGCGCTCAAATATCTCGGCTCGGCGTCGTATTCGTCCGCGCTGTGGCAGATCAACAAGGGGACGCTTCGCAGCAAGTCGCCATCGACCATCTATGCGGGCGAAGTGCTCGAAATCCCGGATCAGCTCATTCGCGCATCGGATACGGTTCCGCAAAACAATGTCGATGACGTTTTTCTCTATGTTCGCGGGACGCTTTTTGGTGGTTGGCTTGGCGTGACGATCACGCGCAGCCTCGAAGCGGTGAGCGGTTCGTTCGAGGTCTCGCTCACCGATGCGTGGGAAGCGGGAATGGAGCCGTGGGCGATTTTCGATGGCGATCCCGTCAAGGTGATGATCGGAAACGATGTGGTGATCACCGGCTATGTCGATTCGACCGAAGTCAGCCATGATGCGAGCGCGCACTCGCTGACTGTTCGCGGCCGTGATAAGACCTGCGATCTTGTCGATTGCTCGCTCGTAAACCGTCCTGGCGAGTTTCGCGGGAAGACGCCGGAGGCGATCGCGTCCGCCCTTTGCGCGCCATTTGGGATCACCGTCAAGGCCGATGTCGACACTGGCGGCGCGGTCGATCCCTTTCGATGCCAGCCGGGCGAGACCGTTTTCGAGGCCATCGAACGCCTCGCGCGAAGCCGCCAGCTTCTCGTAAGCGGTCAGGCGGACGGATCGGTTTTGCTCACCCGCTCGGGACGGGCGCGGCTTGGCGTTTCGCTCGCGGAAGGACAAAACGTTCTCTCGTGCAGCGTCACCAGCGATTCGGCGGACAGGTTTAGCAAGTACATCGTGGAAGGCCAATCGGATGGCCAGGGAACGGCGAATCATACAGCCAGGGCTTCGTCGTTTGACACCGCCGTTTCGCGTTTTCGTCCATTGATCATTATGGCGGAGGAGAAGGCGGATCAGGCTTACTGCCTCAACCGCGCCAAATGGGAAGCACGTATCCGCGCCGCAAAGTCTCAGGTTGCGAGCGTCACGGTTCAAGGCTGGAGGATCTCAGACGGCGGCGCGCTATGGAGCGTGGGTAAGCTCGTCAATCTCGACTACCCAACCTGTCGCATTTTCGCCGAGGATTTGCTGATTACCGACGTTACGCTTACGAAAAGCGACCAGGGCACGCTCGCGGAGCTTACGCTCAAACGCCCCGATATCTATCTTGCCGAGTCGGAGCTGAAGGAGACAAAGGAGATTCTCCAGGCGCACAAGGCCGCGACCAAAGCGCAAAAGAAGGCGGCGAAAAGCAAGAAATGAACATCGCGGACATTCAAAAAATCGTCGAGCCGATCCATCGTCGAATTATGCTCATGCTCGGACGCTCGACCATCTCGAAAGTGGATGACTCAGTCGGGACGCAGCGCGCGCAGATTACGGTTCTCGCCGATGAAGTCCTCGACCAGGTGGAGCGCCTCAGCGAATATGGATTCTCGTCGAATCCGCTTGCCGGGGCCTCGTCTCTGGTCCTGTTCGCGGGCGGAAATCGCGGACATGCCGTGATCGTCGCCACCGACGACGCGCGCTACCGGGCGCATGGCCTAAACTCCGGCGAGGTCTGCGTCTACAACAACACGGGCTCGAAAATCCTGCTCAAATCCGATGGCTCGATCGTCATCACTCCCGCAAGCGGAACGCTGACTGTGAACGGCGCGATCACCGCGACCGGAGACGTGAAAGCAGGATCGATCAGCCTCGAATCCCACGTCCACGGCGGCGTTCAATCGGGCGGTTCGAAGACAGGAGCGCCGACGTGACCGAAATTCTCGGCGACATTTACCTTGGCGTTGACGACACCGGAAACGGCGACTGCGTCTTCATCCCGGGCGGCGTCGCCTGCGATTTGGGACTTCAAACCGCCGTCTACATTTCGCTTTTTACGGACGCCGAGGACACCGAAAATCGCACAACGCAGCGCGGCGGCTGGTGGGGCGACGCGATCGACGAGTACGGTTCGCTCGGTTCTCGTCTTTGGACGCTTGGCCGGGAGAAGATGGCGGCGGACATCTGCTCCCGCGCTCAAAAATACTGCGAGGAGGCGCTGCAATGGATGCTCGATACCGGCGCCGCGAAAACGGTTAGCGTCGCGGTGACCAGGTCCGGGCTGTACTGGCTGACGATAGAAATCGACATTACGCGACCGGACGATTCATCGGAGAGCTTCACGTACGCCTATAACTGGAGCTATCAGAAGCAGGATTCGTACTAAAATGACGCTCAGCAGACCAACACTTACAACCATCATTTCGCGTATCGAAACCGACCTTGAAAGCTCTATCGGCTCGGATTCGGCGCTGTTGCCGCGCTCGGTTTTGCGTGTCATGGCCCGCGTCTTCGGCGCGGCAAAATCGGCTCAAACGAGATTTGCGCTTTTCCGGTTAGGGAGGAAGGCGCTAAGCAACGGCTCTTCTGCATCCCCGGCGACGGAGATGAAGGCCTTTACTTTCGCCGGCTGGCGAAACACCTTTCCGGTCAGATCGACCTGTCCATCGTGCGCCCAGAGAATACCTGGTATAAGCGCTCGCTCTTTACCTTTGAGCGTAACGGCGCTGCGACGGCCCAGATTATTCGGCAAATACAGCCTGACGGTCCGTATCTCGTTGGAGGTTATTGCTATGGCGGCGTGGTCGCCGCTGAGGCTGTTCGCCAACTCTCGCTCGAAGGTATCGATGCACGGCTGATTCTTTTCGATGTGCCAATGCCTGGCCATCCTCCCCTCGTTCGTGGCTGGCGCAAATGGATTAAGAGAGCCTGGATCGAATGGCGCATGCTTCGCGGCGGCAGCAAACCGCGGATCGTCAAAGATCTGCTGCGCTTTGGGAGCCATTTGGTTTGGTCCATAGCCGCTTCCGCCCGTCGATTTCTCATTCCTGTCGAACACATCCCGGGCGTCTCAAAGCTGCTCTATCAAG